AATATTGGACCATTCAAGAAAAATAAAAATCGTAAAGTAAAAGTTAAGATCCATGATTACGATACCTGGAATGCCGATGAAAAATTGATTTATATAGCTAATACCATACGACATTGGTAGCTAAATACTTTAACCGTTACCCTTAAAAAGTAACAAAAGGAGTTGTTGATTATCCTGCGTAGTAAATCAATCATCATGAAAAGTTTAGTGATTTTCAGAAAATCATTATCGGCAGTTCGTGTCGATTGGTCAAATGTTTGACCCAATGGGATGTCCCATAAAGAACAAACTAAACCAAAAAATGAGGAATAGATATGTTTGATATTAAGAAGCTTGCACTAATTTCTGGTGTTCTTTTACCTTCACTAGCTGCTGCTAATATTGTTGGTGGCATTTCGTATAAAGCTTATATTGGTAGTAATGAAACTCCAGATGCTTCAGCTTATGAAGTATCACTTGGAACTAGTATTATGGAAAATCTGGCTGTTGATTTACGAACAGAATTCATGGATGTAAATGATAGTTCTGTAAATGGTAATCGTTTAGAAGCTGGATTAACTCCATCTTATCAATTTACCAGTTATCCAGTTGGTGTTTATGGTCGTCTAGCATTAGGTAATCAATGGTTTTCTGGTAATAGTCTACTAAAGGATAGCGAATCCTTTGGTTATGGTTCTATTGAACCTGGGGTTTTCTATACACCTTGGAAGAACAACATTACTGGTGCTACTCTTGGTTATCGTTATCGTGGTGCCTTTGATGATCAACCGTTCTACAATACCAATGCTTTAGTTATGAAGGGTCAATATCAAATCGATAATCACAATAGCGTTAATCTTGGTTATGAATACATTGCCAGCACTGATGACGCAGAAATTGCATCTAATGTAATTACTGTAGGTTACAACGCTCGGTTCTGATAGCTGTTGGGGGCGAAAGCCCCCTTTTCTTAAACTTTTAACCCTTTCCAATATGTCTAAGAAAATTCCTTAGATAATCAAATACGACACTGCAAAAAGTCTTATCTGATAGGAAAACCGGAATTCTGTTATTTTTGAATTCCGTTCTAACTAAAGGAGAAAACTAAATGCTCATTCGGAGTATAGTTTTATCACTTGCATTATTTTCACCTGAAGGTTTTGCAAAAATCAATAAAAATCCTAATCAACAAGTGCAATGTTTAGCTACGGCAATTTATTATGAAGCCAGAGGTGAACCCGATTTAGGTAAAAAATCTGTTGGACATGTAATTATGAATCGGACAAAATCAGGAAAATATCCAAATGATGTTTGTTCCGTCATCTTACAGAAAAAGCAGTTTTCTTTCGTAAAAAATCGAAAAAACCTCTTGACCCCACCTAACAACCCAGCTTATAATAAGATCTTAGTAATGGCAGAGGAGATATTTCACAACCACGAAGTTCTAGTAGATCCCACAAATAATGCTCTATATTTCCATGCGAATTATGTTCGTCCTAATTGGAAAAAACAAATAAAATTCAAAATCGGCAATCACGTTTTCAAATGAGGTTTATTATGGCAATTCAACAATTTTCAATCAATACCATCTCTAATCCAGTTGATCGCGAAAAGCTACTAGGTGTTATTCGAGAATGTTCTAATTCCCTAGTGAAGATTCAAGGTGAACGAGAATATATTCGGGAGGCAACAGCAGAAATTTCTACGGATCTTAATATCCCTAAGCGATTGGTTAGCAAAATGATTCGGGTATATTGGAAACAGAACTTTGATGAAGAAGTAGCTGTTTCTGAACAATTTCAAGAACTTTATGAATCGGTGGTAAAATAATATGTCTATTCATTTCACTCTAACTTCTGAACATTCATATGATAATACCAAAATTACTTATGAATTTGATCAAGAATATCTACCATTAATTCTGGAACAAATGGAACAATTTCTCAGAGGAGTTGGTTTTGTTATTGATGGTCAACTAATGATTGTTAATGAAGAAACTCCAGAAAAGATTGACAACAGTTTTCCAGTGATGTAAAATGGCTACACCAGAAGAAAAAAAGAAGTTCGCTTATCAGATTGATTTATATGCTGCATCTAGTGGACTTTCTTATCTAGAATCCATCGTTGAATATTGTGCGTCTATTGATATGGAAATAGAACTAGCTGCTTCATTAATCAACAATAATCTTAAAGAGAAAATTGAATGGGAAGCAACGGAATCTAGACAAATTAAAAATGTAATTTCATCCTTGCCATTGTGACTGCATTAGAATCTTATGCCTTATACAGAACATTATACTTACATTTTACAACTGATAACTATGATTTCATCAAATATAATGGTAAAATTAATGTTTCATTGGAAAATTTCCAGAAACGCAAAGACCAATATAATTTTGTGAAATTAGCTAAAATCTATACTAATATCCAAGATATATCTTTGTTTTATATTGCAAATATTGTAGAAAATAATGCTGAATGGTCCAATTCTTTACTAGAAGATAAAGCTAAACAACATTACAATAAACACAAGAAAACATTACAAAGTATGTCTTATGTTTTTCAAAATGAATGTGAATGGTTATTTGAAGATTCTAAAGATGTCAATGAAATTTTAATTACTTCGGGAGGACATTATCCAAAATTATTGAAACATTATTTAAGATCAAAAATTCAATTGGAAACCTTGTGTATTCTGAATCTTCTGTTGGATTTTTTACCCAGTTGGACAAAGAACATTGCTGATGATATATTATGGCCAACAGTAGAAAGAAGAATCAGAAAATTTACTTGCTTTCTTCCAAAAGATGTAGTAAAATATCAAGTGTTGCTGGATGCTGTGCTAAATAAAGAACTGTAGACAGCAGCATATACAATCATACTATTCATACAAACATACAAAATAGGTAATATAAAGAAATGAGTTCATTTGCAAATCTAAAACGTAATGCTAACAATTTTGAGAAACTGACACAAGCCATGCAACAGATCAATCAACCGGATAATGGATTTGGTAAGGAAGATACGCGACTTTGGTATCCGAATGTTGATAAGAGCGGCAATGGTTTTTCTGTCATTCGGTTTCTTCCACCACCTCCTCAAGATGGTGATGACGCACTTCCTTGGGTTCGTATTTTTAATCACGGATTTCAGGGACCAACTGGACAATGGTTTATCGACGCCTGTCCGACTACGTTGGGAAAACAATGTCCCGTTTGATGACAAGCGGCTTCAGTAAGTAATTACTGTCGAATAACCTCGTGAATTGCTGGAAAGTCTAAGTTAAGAAAGTCCACTAATATTCCAAAAATTAAAAACATATATACTTATATGTTATAATAAAAGGAGATTGTGAAAATGTTATACGAAAAGAAAGATCACTTTTCGTTGGGTTTGATAAAATTTGTAACGCATTTTTGAATTCTTTTGATATCAATTATAATTATGTAATTGTTTGTCTAACAACAACAAATAAGAAAAGAGAAATGTGTGACGAAGACAAAAATCAAATCAAAACTTTTCTTGATATGATAATCAGCAGCCAAGCCCAGAATTATTTTGGGAAGGTTCAAAGACTAATCCATGACTGGATGTACAGACCAATCGTTATTGGGTCTGGAAGCGCGAGGGTTCCTAAAGATAAATATATCGATTTAGAATATCTTAGGAATGTGATATAGTCTGCTCTATATGGAAACATATAGCTGGGTAAATTCCCGAAGTAGATGTAACGAATCTACTTGAACAAAAAGGTTGTCAACACAACAACACTCTCTGGAACTCTGGAATTGATTCTGATAAGGACATTGTTCGTACACGCAAGCGTAAACTTAGTTATTATGCAAACATTCTGGTTATTTCTGATCCGCAGAATCCAGAAAATGAAGGACAGAATCGAATCTTCAAATTTGGTAAAAAGATTTTCGATAAATTATCGGAAGCAATGACACCCGAATTTGAAGATGAGAAGGCAATTAATCCTTTTGATTTCTGGGAAGGCGCAAATTTCAAACTAAAGATTCGTAATGTCGAAGGATATCGAAATTATGATCGATCTGAATTTGGAAGCGTAGAACCTTTGTTTGGTGGTGATGATGCTAAGTTACAGGCATTATGGGAAAAAGAATATTCTCTAAAGGAATTTATTGATCCCAAGTTGTTCAAGTCTAATGAGGAATTACTTGCTCGATTTGAGAAGGTAATTGGTGGTAATAGTACAGTAACGGAAACTGTTACTCATGCTGTTGTAGACAAGTACAAGGATCGTAGTGCTCCTGTAATTGAAGATGATGCTGATCTAGATTATTTCAAAAATCTAGTAAACGAGTAAAGAGAAAACAAAGCCCCTTAATTGGGGCTTTTTCTTTTATCCAAAAACGAAATTATCTACAGTTCTTCCCACTAGGATTTTGATAAATTCCCTATCAATAATGTCCCCAGTATATTGAGGTTTAGAATCTGTTGGTTGCGTAGATGCTGTTGGTTGTGGTGCTTGGGCATTATTGATATTCACAACAGGTGGTCTTGCTGCAATAGCACCAAATTCTGTAGAAGCAGTATTTAGTTTTACACCATTAAAAGTAGGTTCATTTAGATTTGCTGGTTTATTTAATGCTTGTGGATTAGTTCTCCAGAGATTTCGGATTCTATCAACTAATTTTTGTTCAGTTCCGGAACCGGTAGCATTAGCCATAGCCATGGTATTAGCAAGATCATTTTCTAATTTATTTGGATCTGTAGTTTCATTTGAAGCAATCATTGTTGGTGCATTTGGATCTAATGGTTTAATAGTTCCTGCTTTATGTCTTGCTAATACTTCTTTTGCCCAACCAGCCTCAGTATTTGCCGTATAAGCATCGCCCCAAGTCATTTTGTTTTTTCTAGTATCTAAATGAATTGATCCAGAACTATAAGCACCAATTCCAGTAAATCCAACGGCTGAAGCATCTTCAAGAAATTTTGCTTTCTCTTCAGGAGATCCTCGATATTTAATATCTACAGCTTTATTATACTTATGCTGTGAATTTTTTACATGTCCTGT